TTATTTCCTCACAGGCACTTGAATTTCACCGGACATTAGGCGGGGCAATAGAGAATCGCGCAAGACAGACAGATGCGCACTTTCGATTGAATTATTGAGTATCGCTTTATAAATTGGTGTGATTCTATTCTCGAAGGAACGAACTTCTTCATCTGAAGGTACTGCAACACGTTCGCTTTCAAAATCCCGTGTAACAATAGCATCAAATATAGCTCCACTTGCTTTATGCTTCAAATTTTCCATGACAGTTTGTGCAAGATGATAAACAAAATATTGACCGTAACCTTCTTTTCCAACCAAAGCATAACACGATTGGTTCATAGCCATTGGACACCCAGCCAGAGAAAGTTTTCCGACGGTACCTCTGGCAGTGATAAACACTGTGTTGATTGGATAAAGCCTGCTGCTACAATTTTCTATACCCAATTTTGTTAGCGTTTTTTCCGTACTCAAAACATAAGTGTTTAATGCATCTTTAGGTGTAAAAAAGGGTATTTCGCCTCCCCAATAGTTGGCAATACCCGTTTTTGGGGTTCCTCCTCCTATAACTTGAACAATATCAGTAAAAGGTTTTGATTCCTCAAAGCCCAAAAACCAACTTTTGAATATTGCCTGTGCTGTTTCTTCCAAAGTTCTGTTCATGAGGTTGTTTAATTCAATTTTATCATCAAGACAGGAAAGGGTGTCGACAATATCTTTTTGCGCAGAAAGAGGCGGGAGTTCTACTTTTAAACTTTGTAAACGTTTTGTATCAAATTTACCAGCACCAATGCCGGTAGATTCCAACATAGCAATAAGTTGGTTATCGTTTCCCTTAAGTAAATAATATAAAAATTCCGGTAATATTTCCTCATTTGCTTGTATACACTTTATATCTTGGTTAAAAGCGACTGGCCTCTTGACTCTGCAAATATACCTGCGACTAAATAATCCACTGCCTCTTACAAGTACTAAAACTGAATTTGATGGAGCGATACTACTTCCTGCAGCTAACCCCTCTGGTGTAATTCTAATGTCTGAATCTTGCACCCAACCATCAGGCATATTTTTTGCGCTAATCCATGGAATATCTCCGTTCCAATATAAAGGATTGCTTTTAGCTGGGGTTCCCCCACTACTCCATGCGGTAATATCACCTAACCTTACATGCCTCCATTCAGAGCTCATATCCAATTGCCCCCAGACGCTTCTTGATTTCGTCCTCCAGCCCATGGGATTGTTGGAACATTTCGGACAGTTTACCCGTTAAGCGGGTCATTTTTTCTTCAAACGGTTCACCATCGTCCTCTTGTTCTTCAATACTCACATAGCGTCCAGGTGTTAAAACATAATCATGTTTTGCAATTTCTTCCGTATCCGCAACGTCACAAAAGCCTTTAGTCGGTTCCAGCGTACCATTGTCAAACGCTTCAAAAGCGCCCGCAATTTTTTGAATATCCTCGTCGGTCAGCTCTCGGAGCTTGCGTGAAACCATGGTGCCCAGATTGCGTGCGTCAATAAAAAGAGTTTTTCGCTTCTGTTTTTTCTTCCGGTTCAAAAACCACAGACAGACCGGAATCGGTGTTGTATAAAAAAGCTGAGGCGGCATGGCGACAATGCCTTCCACCAGATCGGCTTCAACAATATTTTTTCTGATGTCCCCTTCCCCACCGGACTGACTGGAAAGGGAACCGTTCGCCAGCACCATGCCCATTTTCCCATTCGGGGCAAGGTGAAAAATCATATGCTGCATCCATGCAAAGTTCGCATTTCCAGCCGGAGGAATGCCGTATTTCCAACGCTTGTCGTCGGCCAGCTTTTCTGCACCCCAATTTGAAAGATTGAACGGCGGGTTCGCCATAATGTAATCTGCTTTCAACGTGGGGTGGCAGTCATTGAAAAAAGTATCCGCATTAAATTTTCCAAGGTCGGCCTCGATGCCACGGATTGCCAAATTCATCATGCACATTTTCCATGTGGTAGGGTTTGAATCCTGGCCATAGACCGAAATGTTTTGGATGTTGCCGGAGTGATTCTCAATAAACTTCGCCGACTGTACGAACATTCCGCCGGAACCACAGCAAGGATCGTAAACACGGCCATTAAACGGTTTCAAGATTTCGACCAAAGTTCTGACTACACAGGCCGGTGTATAAAATTCACCTGCCAGTTTGCCTTCCTGCTCCGCAAATTTAGAAAGACAATACTCGTAAGCACGGCCCAAGATGTCCTTGGAACTGCCGTGCTCAACCATTTTGATATTGGTAAACAGATCGACCACTTCGCCCAGACGGCGCTTGTCCAGCTCCGGGCGAGCGAAATTTTTCGGCAGAACATCCTTCAGGCGTTTATTCTCCCGCTCAATTCCAGTCATTGCAAGGTCAATCAGCTGCCCAATTTTCGGATCATGGGACCGACGCGCGATATTTTCCCAACGAGCTTCTACAGGAACATAGAAAACGCTGTCAGCCGAGTATTCGTCACGATCTTCCTCAAAACCTTCCCCAGCGTCAACAAGTTCCTGATATTTCTCCTCGAATTTATCAGATATGTATTTTAGAAAAATCAAGCCGAGAACAACATTTTTATATTCCGAAGCATCGATATTTCCACGCAGGATGCAGGCCGCATCCCAAAGTTGTTTTTCAAACCCAACATCCGCCGTATTATTCTGATTTGCCATAACCGATCTCCTTAATCCTCTATTTGTGTTGGAATATATACGTTCTTCAGCGGCAGCATCGCCTTATATTTGGAATCCAGCTGCTCGTAGTGTGAGAGGATCAGATCAATGAGTTCATCCCCATCGATCAGTCGGAGATTCGATTTACTCTTCGCAAAGGATCTTGCATTTTTCGAATAGCTGCCCAAAGTAATAAACAGGCCGTATTCCCCTGTTTCCACATTGCCATACAGAGCCTGGACTTTATCCGGAGTGATATTGCCGTCCTCGCTCTTCACCTGCACTTTTATAATCGGCGGCTCAATGCCCAGCTCATCCTTAAAGGCAAGTACGTCGATCCCGCCATCTCCACCTTCCGGCGATACTCTGGTTTTATAACCCATCAAATTCAGCAGGTGTGCCACAAAGTGCTCAAACGGGTGTCCTTTTAATTCTTTTGACAGCTTTTTGTAAACGAAATCACGGGTATTCTCTTCAATATTTTTCGCGGTATCAGCAACCGTAGAATCTTCTTCATCATCTTTTTCCTGAGTCTTTTTCTCCCCGTTCAAAACACCTATGTATTCGTCCGCATAATTTTTGACTTGAAAAAGGGACATTGCAGAGCCGATTTCATACAAGGCTCCCTGCGAAATCTCAGTCCTTGGGACACTCTTCAGCCATTTTACAGTCCTGATATTCGGATATTCCCTACTCAAATCCGGGCGATATTCGTAGCTCCCCGTGATCTCTCCTAGATGAATACTTTTGTCACGCTTAGACGGGTATAGAATATAATCGCCAATTTGAATTTCATATATGAAACGGTAAAGCATTCCCGCTGTGGTGGCTACGGCGCCCGGTTTTGTTTCCGGGTGCCCAGACATCAAGGCGGTTTTAAAAGCTTCCCGATCATTCACAATTTTGCTCAAGTCTCCAACTTTATCCCAGCCAAGAGCAACACAGGGTGTTTTTAAGAACAGATTATCCGCTTCGCCCTGAGCCCCGGCATGAATTCCCCAAACTGTAGAATAGTTCATCATCGCACCTCATATAAAATCATCTTTTCAATTAAATAAATATTATTACAAAATGCAAGAAATAGAATTATTAATAGGAAAAATATAAATTTTATATTACTCTCGTCGATATATAATACAAAACCATTAGGAGGAATATAAAATGTGTTCAATTTCTGATGAAAAAAATCTTGACGAAATAATCCGGGACATGGAGGAAATTTTCAGTACGGTCTATTGCAATCCCAAAAAATATGATTTTCCTTATAAAGTCTTATTCGAGAAGATACAACCATATAAAAGTCAAAAAAACTCAGCTGATGCTTTGATTTCTTTTCAAGAAATTATAGATTCTTCAGAAACTTTTATAAATTATGAATCAGGAATTTGGACTGTACTTTTTGCAATTTTAGCTTTGTATGGAAGCATTCAGGGATTTAAAGATTTGGGGATAATCTTGACATTAATAGTTGGAATAACAATCCTTCTCTATGCCTATGCCGCTCTTTCGAGCATGCGGAAGAAGAATAAGAGAAAGTGCTTCTATAAACTAGTAGTAAGCATTTTAAAGTCAGGACATCCAGCAAATCTGGAATCTTGATAAAGCCGCAGAGAGGCTCTAATCACAAAAAGGCCCCCGCCGGAAAAATCCGACGGGGGCCTCGCAAACCATAAGTCCGGATGAGAGTCAAGACTTTCAGGTGGTTGCCAGTACTAAAGTTTTCGATTGGGGGTGTACTCAAGAATATCGGTAAGCGAGCATTCCAACGCCTCGCATATTTTATCCAGCTGCTCAAAACCAACCCGGGCAGCCATCTCATGGTACAAATCATTAATCGTTGAGGGCCTGATACCGGTTATTCGCGCCAGAGTGGATTGTGTCATTCTTTTTTTGCCCAATTTCTGCGACAATTTAATTCTGATCATTGCAGAAAACTCCTTTAATGTCATTTTATCATTAGCAAAATTTTCTCGCACGATTTTGTTATATTATCACAGATTGAGTTATTTCTAATGAAGGATATGAAAAAAGCAGCCGTCGGGGGTAAACCGACAGCTGCTTTCGAAACGATACACTATTTCCTTTTTAGTTTGACTGGCCGGATAATGCCGTATCTGCCTTCACCTCCGCGGCCTGTTCTGCAGCCGAATCCGAATTGCCGGCCGGAGCCGGATTCTCGCTTTCTACTGCCACCACTCCGGCGCTCTCCTGTACTGCCGGAGATTCCGCAGTGCTTTTCATCATAGCAGCCAAAGCGTTAACCTGGTCCGTAATTGCAGAGATTGCAGTTTTAACCGAATTGATCAGTGATTCCGCCGCCGAAACCGATGTATCCACCGTTGATTTTACGCTGTCATAGGCTCCATTCGAAGAAAAAGCCACAATGATTGCGTTCAGGGGGATCATTACGGCCATGCTCATCGTCAACTTGCCTGTGAAATAAGTCGCTGTGTACAGAATCAGAAGCGCCACCAGATAGCTGATCCCCTGTGAGTTGAGTTTCTGCACGAAAGAAAACCTCTTGAAAAACTGCGTGATGTAAGCTGTGGCCGCCGTCGCTCCCGCAACGGTGGCAAGGGTTTCCCATGTGAAAAAGTCCGACATATGTACCTTCTTTCTGCCGGGTATTATCCGGCTGTTTGAGTACTTTCGTTCTGTGGCGCAGCATCCGATTCGTTCGGCGGGATTTGGTCAGGCGCCGGAGCTTCTACCTGGTCCGCATTGATCTCTTCAGGCTCATTCGGCGGCTCCGATGAGGATAAAGCGGACAAAAATACGGACAGTGCCGAAGCAGGATTCCCGGAAGTCAAGGCCGAAGCTGCCGCGCTGATTAGAGATTCCGCGAACCGCCGCTTCACATGCCCGTCGATCTTCTTTCCGTTTTCATAACCGGATTTCCAACCGTTAACTACAATCGCGGCGGCGATGATCAGGAGCGGTCCGGTCGACATCAAGGCTCCGTCAGAGCATCCGGCCCGCCATCCCCTCAGAACATAGACATAAGAAACGAATCCGCCCAGAAAAGCGGCCCATGTCAGCAGCTTAGTATTCGTGAGCCGCCTTTCTACCAGCGGATCGGCTTTTTTATCCTGCTTCATGCCACAGTCCCGACGGTTCTGCGGACATCCTGCCCGTTGACCTTCATATAAAATCCCGCGGAGCCCCTGCCAATCGCTTTGAATTTCGTGTAAAAGTAACCGTCGGATCCCACCGTCTGTGAAATGCGCTCCCAGACACCGGCGCCACCGGGCCAAATATCCGATCCGGTTTTAAACTGATATACTTCTCCAACTTTCCTTGAAAACGGATTGGTCGTATCACAAAAGGCAGGATCAACCGTAGAGTTCATCGCTGTGCCGTAGCTCGGCAATGTGTAAGCTCTCCCAGCCATGTAGTTTGAAACCGCTGTCTTGAATGCTTCCCACGCAGTCGGATGCGCAACGTAATAGAGCGGACACTGCTTACCGGTTACATCAAAGTGGCGAATCACACCGCCGGACAGAGGATTCAGTCCGTATTTTTTACAAAGAGAAGCCGCCAGCTCGATCAGAGACTTTTCCGACGCCGCCGTGAACTTGCCGGTACTGTCCGGGTGGCAGGTTTCGATGCTCAGGCTGTAACTATTCGCCTGATTCGTGCAATAGGCCCATTCGGATTCCGGAATCAGTTGAATAATTTCTCCGTTCAGCCCTACCACAAAATGACTGGAAGCATATCTGGCTGTATTGGTAGTTTTTACGCCGTTTACAACCAGAACTTCAGCACCGTTCAATATGGCCGTCTTTTGATTCTTCAGGCTTTCAAAATAGTCGTGCTCATTCTGCGCGGTCGCTCCCGGATCCCCGGTGTAATGCACGGCAACCGCTGTGATCTTTTGCAGTTTGATCTGCGGCCGTGTGAACCTGCTCGGCGTCAAAAAGTTCTGTGTAATTTTCATTTGATTCCCGTCCTTTTCATTTAATATAGATTTCGTATCCCCTGTTCTGTCAGAAAATCCTTTTGCTCGTGTTTCACTTTGCGGGCATATTCCAGCGCCGCTTCCGTTTCCCCATTGCATTTCCCGTTTTTCAGAGCAAGTGCGACTGCTTCTCCAAGGGCCATGGAAGCTCCCACGCTCCGCACAATCAACACTTCGTTTTTCTCACGAGCCTTCTCTCGTATCTCCTGTGCCTGATCCCGTTTTTCCATCCGTTTCTCGAACCTGTGAAACAGCAGGCCGAAAACAGCGCTGGGAGCTCCAACTAAAATCAGAAGCCCCCATAACGCCTGCGCCGTCGATGCAATCCCATCCAATCCGTTCACCTCATCCGTTAAAATAGCCGGTATCTCGGCCTGTCCTCTCCAAACATCCGCCACCGTAGTACATCGTCCAAGACAATGCCGACCGCCGAAAGAAAGAACCACCCAATGCTGGCTGGCAAGCAGATTTGACCATAAAAATTGAGCGGCACCCGGGAATAATCCCACACGTGCCACCCAAGTTTTATATTGACAATCCATCCGGTCAGCAGTTCCAGAGCCGTGATGATCGCCGTCCCAATCAGCATCTGGACCGGCAGCGGCGTTTCCCACGGCAGAAACCGGTTGATATAGCCAATGGCGAGAAAGCACACGCCGCCCAGCAGAAACATTGTCCAATGGGACCGGCCGCGGTACACCATTTCGAGCAAGATATAGATCCCTCCGCCGATCAGGAACAGCGTGAGATTTTTCAAGATGCTTTTCATTCCGTCGCTCCCATAATTGCATTAAAATTTGCCTGCAGGTCAGCCGGAAGAGCCGATTCATAGGAAATTGCGGAAATCTCCGCCGCCGTGGTGCACCGGCGGATCCAGACGTTCAGGTGATTGCACAGCGTCGTGTTTCTGGTCATGTGCGTCTTTGCGGCGGCATACACGGCGCTGTATTCCGCCGCGGTGAATTCCCTGCACAGCTGCCCGTCGGCGTGATACGGTACCGACGCGGCCCCCTGTGCGACAGCGGAGGCCAGTGCGGAAATGTTGGTCTGGTCCTCGATCGTCAGTCCAAAGTGTTCAGTGCCTTTGGTATCGATGGCATCCACCCCGGCATAAATGGCCTGTTGGCAGGCGGCGGATATCTCAGTCAGTTTTGCGACTCGCACCTGCTCTATGTATGACGCGTCTGCCTGCTTATCTGCGTCAGTCCGCTCCACCGGCTTGCCATCCATCAGTTTGTAATTATAACAGCCGTTTTCGTCCGTCAGGGGTTTGTCCAGATAATCTCCCTGCGCATGGGCGTATTTGTCGCCAGATCCTTCGTCGATCTGCTGCCACCCGGTGATATCGGTTATAAAAATCTCACTGTCTACGGCGATAATGTTATTGCTTGAATCAATTTTCGCAAAGACCTTAATTGTGTCAGACATAATTTACACCCCATTAATAGATTTCGGCATCGAGATAATTTCTTGAGGATAAGACGCTAAAGATTGCATTATCGGTTAAGCCGTGAGAAGCTTTTGCTGCCATAAGCATAATGGATTCTCCATTGCTTCCGCCGGATACCGATAGCACAAACCCGCTCTGAGTCGCATCATATGCCGAGGTTGTTACACTCCAATCCGTGTTTTCCGTCCCCATTCTGATAGTTGGCGTTACCCTCATGGGCTCAGGAGGTATAATGCAAAAATATTCTACATTACCATTATATACCACAGAGCGATAATGCCCTGTGTACGGCAATGGATAGCAATATCTCCGGCACATTGATAGTTCTTCCTCATTCGAACGCGGAGAAAACAGAGTTACAACAGAGCTGATTTCGAGTTTTGCTTCCGTGAAATCACAATAAGTACCTACATCGGCGCTTGTAAGATTACGGCTGGAGGATATTGCAACATATACCCTATGGCTATTTACCGGGATCGTTGCCGTAATACTATATCTGCCAGTTATCCCTTTCGGTATATTAGTGAATCCAGCACAATGTGCAGTATCCGACGAATCATAGTAGTAAATACCGATTAACCTATAATCGCCGGTTGTATTGGCAAGCACAGAAAATGTCACGGTTTTGCCTGACAAGGGACTCAGGCCCTTATCGCTATCCTCTATTATCTGAGCCAGCAAATCATATCCGGGAGACGTAAACGAAGATATTGCCATGCGAATACATTTTTCACCCATACTTACCATTGAATTGCATGGAAAAATTGTGTCAATAAAACTTCCGTGATCAATATAATAGATCCATCTATCAAGTGTGTAAGCGCTTGACGTGGAATAGCTGGAAGCTCCGCGCTGATTGATATTACCGCATGGATTAATTAGTAAATTTGGGTTGCTGGCCCCCACCTGTGCCGCTGTCACCTTATGAGGATTCTCATAATTCTTCGTATGCTTTTCGAGGTCCTTCTTGGTTGCAATAATGACTGTCGGATCCAGTGTGAAATTGATCACCTCTGCGTTGGAAACCGCAATCTCCATTTTAATGGACATTTCGGAGGACGAACCGTCCGCAATGACCACTTTGGCCGTATCCGGTGTATTGGCAACGGCAATCAGCTTCCCGGAAGCGTCAAATGCCCCCATTTCCCGGATGGTAAAGCCTCCGGCGTCAGACGGAATCACGCCGGTAACATCAATAATGTTGGAAGAATCCTCGTTCTGAGCCACCTCGGACACATTTCCGCGCCACACTTCGTTTTTCAAAGCAGTCATGCCGCTGGTCGGCTGATAATATACCCCGGAGCCGTCTCCAACCGCAAACTGTATAATACTAACTTTGTTGCCCATCGCGGCGGCGTTTGCCATTGCCGCCGTTCCGATGTCCGTCAGAATCGCATAATACTTTGCCATAGCTGTTCATTTCCTTCCAATGATCATAGTCTCGGAATACAGCAACAACCCGGCCGCAAATACTCCGGCCCTCGCCTGCATATTCTCCGCTGTGTACGGATGAATCAGCATCAGCGATCCCATAGCATGAGAAACGCCGATTTTCGCATTAGCGGACCGCTGTAGGCTGCAATGGATTTCCTCCATCTGCGACCGCACGTTCTGGTACTGCTCCACTTTCCGGGTGATGGCGTCAACGGTGCCGGATTTTATCCCGGTTTCGGAAACATCAACCTCAACTTTAAAATGGAACGGATCCCCCGCATAATCAAACCATTCCTGAATTCTGGCCGTCCCGTA